GGATTGTTACATAATGTTCTTCAAAAAGACTCTTCATTCCAGATATGAATGATTCAGTCATTTCTTCTTTAAGACCAGACTCAACTGCGAGTTGATTTTCTGCGATCCACTCGTCAGCAACATACTCAAGGTATGAGTCTACACGATCTTTTAATTCTTCTTTGATAGAAGCAACTTCTTCTACAAGTTTTTCCTCGTAAGAAGCAGTTAATTCTTCTTGAATACCTTTTACTTTGGTATTGATTGCAGCTTCAAATATAGTTGCTGCTTTCTCTTTGAATTCCTCAGAGAGTTCTTCACCTTCTACAAGAGCATTGATATCATCCTCTACGGAATATTCAATTGCATCTTCTTCAGCGACGACTTCTTCTTCAGATGTTTCTTCTTCAGAGACTACCTCATCCGTTGTTGTTTCTTCTTCAGAAACTACTTCGTCAGTAACCTGCTCATCTTCGGCAACAACGTCACCTTCGACTTGATCCTCTTCCTTCATACCTGCTGGCATGGGATCTGCGGGTTTTGCACCTTTATTGACAATATCTTTAACTTGTTTTAAAGTCTTGCCAGGTTCTTTTAGTTTTGCCGAATCATCATCGGGCTTATAGTTTTGTGGAGTTGGGCCACCTAAATCTTCCACGCTACCAGTTTGACCAGGAGTTGTCCCAGAAAGACT